CGTGAAGAAGTAGAATGCCTAGCTGAAAATATATACTTTGAGTCCGCAATGGAACCAACTGAAGGTAAACTCGCTGTCGCATTTGTTACCATGAATCGTTTAAAGAGTGGTAAATTTGCCGATAGTATCTGCGGCGTAGTTAAACAAAAGATACAAAATGTTTGCCAGTTTTCATGGTGGTGCGAAGACAAACCTAAGGCAATAGCGACCAGCAAGGCCTTGACAAATGGTGACAATAAATTGTATAATGGTGTCCGTGAAATAGCAATGTTTGTCTACATCAACTATGAAAGAGTAACAGACCCATCCAACGGTGCGATGTTCTATCATGCCGATTATGTTAACCCACGATGGCCAAACATGATTAGAACAAATGTCATCGGTAGACATATCTTTTATAACCGCAAATCATACAACAAAGGAGAATTAGTATGAAAGAAGACTTGACATTCCCAATTTGCATTACCCTGATGGTACTTGCTTTGATTACTTCCGTAAGTTACTATCATATCAGCGACAGGAAACTAATGTCGCAAAACATTGATAGTGCTATTGCAAAAGGTATCGACCCACTATCAGTTCGTTGTTCTTATGCAAGTGAGCGTGATGTAATCTGTGTGGCTTTTGCCGCTTCGGCTCAGTCGCACAATGTAGCATCACTAGCGAAGAAATAATATGCCAACGAAAGAAGAAATGTCTAAATTTGCTAAGGAGATTGACAAGTTAGTTTCTGAAACAGATTATAATCATATTGAAGCCGTTACAGAGTATTGCAGAAAGACTGGACTGGAGATTGAGGTTGCTGCATCATTAGTTAACTCAAACCTCAAATCAAAAATTCAGAATGATGCGATTGATAATAACATGTTGAAAGAGAAAAGTTCTCGTTTGCCTATATGACCGGATATGAAGCCTTTTCAATATACAATGCGTTGAAGTTACATTTTTCACAACAGTCTTATGACTACTTTAAGTATAACGGTAAGTCTAGAATATCTGTAGACAGTTTTGAAAATCGTAAAGACAAATATCACTTCTACAAACTATCACGCAAGTATAAAGAAGATGAATACATCAATTTTCTTGTTGCTAATTTTATCGTGAATGAAAAAACTTGGGTAGGAGACTTGTTGAAGTCTGAAGCTGAGGTTCATTATCTTAGGCGAATGAAGTATATGCAGTCTATGACATACAGTTTTGAGAATGATTGTAACTTGGTGTTCGAAGAGCTAGATGATCCGAATGAGGTGCTAAGAGTAGAAGATGGCGAATACCCTGTTCTGCTATTGATGGCACTTAGAAAAGAAATTCAACCTGAAACACTTGTCATATTAAATGCCTTACTTAACTTCTTCCCGGCATGGTCTAAGAATGTTGCCGATACCATTCGATGGCCAGATTACCGAATGAAGATGCTCAAGTATGCCGCATTTGTACCGTTTGATAGTGTAAAATACAGGCTGATGTTGAAAAAGGTGATTGAACAATGAAGATTTACTTGGATATGGATGGCGTTCTCTGTGATTTCAATAAGAGGTACAAAGAACTCTATTCAGTAATGCCAGACCAGGCATCACGTGACAACAAGATGTGGTCAGGTAACTGGCATGATTTTATTATGGGTCGTAACTTCGAAAAACTGGATTGGTACCCTGGCGGTGAACAATTGCTGTTGTTCCTGCGTAAGCAACATCCAGCAATTGATGTAGAAATGCTCTCTTCATCCGGTGGCCCGAAACACCATGATGAAGTGACTAGGCAGAAAGAAACATGGTTGAAAATGCATAACATCGCATATAAACCAAACATCGTGCCTGGTCGTAGAGAGAAAAGTAAGTATGCTGGCAAAGGTATCATCCTGATTGACGATACACCGGATGTTATCGAAGGCTTTGATGCTGCAGGCGGCATCGGCATACTTCATAAGGATGTGGGCAGAACTATAGAACTTTTAAAAGTGCTGCTTGCATAGCAACTAAATATTACTATATCATGCATATGTGGATAAGACGTAATATAAAAAATCATACTCCGTTTATACGAAAGGAAATACAATGAGTAGTTTTGCAAACCTAAAGCGCAATCGTTCTTCCATGGACAAACTGACCAAGGCGATTGAAGCTTCTACCCAGTCCACTTCTGAGGCTGGTTCTAAAGATGACACAAGAATGTGGCAACCCAGCGTTGACAAATCTGGTAACGGCATGGCGGTGATTCGCTTCTTGCCTGCACCTGCTGTTGATGGTGATGATGCACTTCCTTGGGTTCGCACTTTCTCACATGGATTTCAAGGACCTGGTGGTTGGTTCATTGATAACTGCCTGACCACTTTGAATGACAAGTGCCCAGTTTGTGAGCATAACAATACTCTTTGGAACTCTGGTATTGAAGCAAACAAAGATGTTGCTCGTAAACAGAAGCGTAAGCTCTCTTACCTTGCAAACATTCTTGTGGTTTCTGATCCCAGCAACCCTGAGAATGAAGGTCAAATCAAACTATATAAGTTTGGTAAGAAAATCTTCGATAAGATTTCTGAAGCGATGAATCCTGAATTCGCTGATGAAACACCTGTAAACCCGTTTGATTTGTGGGAAGGTGCCAACTTCAAATTGAAGATTCGTAATGTTGAGGGATATCGTAATTATGATAAGTCGGAATTCGCGGATAAGTCTGCGCTTCTTGACGGTGATGATGCTAAGTTGGAAGAATTGTGGAAGAAAGAGTTTTCTCTTAAAGAGTTTACCGAGAAGAAACAATTCAAATCTTATGAACAACTGAAGACTCGTTTGGATAAAGTCCTTGGCTTTGAAGGTGCTATGGCAACTACTAAGGCTGAAGATGTTCAATTGCGTCCGTGGACTGAAGATGAAGTTAAAGTCTTAGATTCAGCAGTTACGACAAAAGATGAAGATTTAGATTATTTCAAATCTCTCGCAGCACAATAATTAAAAAGGAAAATCAATGAAGAAAGTATTACTCGCATCACTTTTGGCAACTACTTTTGGTGTTGCTCATGCTGAAGGACTAAATGGCAATTTTAGTTTGACAAGCGACTACCGTTTCCGCGGTATTAGTCAAACTCAAAATGCTGCTGCAATCCAAGGCGGTGTTGATTATACCCACGCAAGTGGTTTCTATGCCGGCAATTGGAACAGTTCTGTCAGCTCGCAGATGTATACCAACGGTTCAGGCATGGAAAGTGATCTGTATGCCGGTTTTAAGAAAACTGTTCTTGGTCTTACGTTTGATGTAGGTTCATACAACTATGTCTATCCTCGTTCGACTGCAAGCGCAACCACAGACTACGATACAAAAGAAGTCTTTGCTGGTGTCGCTTACAAAGAATTGGTTTCTTTTAAGTATAGTCAATCTCTGAGCAATTACTTTGGTGTTGCAAACAGCAAGAACAGCAATTACTACCAAGTGGATTCAAAAATTCCTTTGGCAGCTAAATTGAGTGCTGTTGCTCACCTCGGTCGTACCTCAGTTAACCATAGTTCAAGTCTGAATTATACTGACTACAATGTTGGTGTTGTTTATGATGTGAATGGTTGGGACGTTGGTGGTCGTTTCTACACCAATACTGGAATGACAAAGACAGCACAGGCCGCTACTACACTTAACGGTCAGTCGTTGTATAAAAATGCTGTTGTTATCTCAGCATCAAAGTCGTTCTAAGGTAAATTTGGAAATGTCAGTCATCCGTAAGGGTGACTGATGCGTTAATTAAACTGGACCGTTTGGTCTCAACTAGGAGAAATACTATGAAAGCACTTATCTTTATTGTTGCCGCACTTTTTGCTACCGTTAGTTTCGCTGCTGATAAAGCCGCAGAAAAGAAAGCCGAAGCTAAGAAAGACGAAAAGAAAGCTGAAGCAAAGAAGTAATTGGTGTCAACCAAAAGAAAACCCCGCTTCGGCGGGGTTTTTTATTATAGAGACTTACTAGACACCAAACTTGCGTAGAATTCACCGTTATATGGTGTTGATTTTTGTGTAGTAAGAATTCTAGTATCACCACTTCCACCAGAATTAACAACAACAGGTGCAGGAGGTTGCTGACGCATTTGTGCTCGGCCAGCATACCTTGCTGATGTTAATTCAGAACTTGCTAATGCAATTTGCGTTCCTGTTGTTGGACTGCTCAATTCTAATTTTGCCGTTTGTCTAGCTGTAGACTCAGTAGCATTTGTTAATTTTGATGCGTAGTTAGGATCTGTCGCATATCCTGCTTTTTGTAAAGCACCAAAATATTCTTCAGATGTTTTAGCTTGAAAAACTCCAGCTTTCTCATATCTTTTGTTCTTTTTGAGGAAACTAACATAATCTTGAACGGCTTCTTTTGGATTATTGTAAGACCTAAAAGGTTGTGGTAAAGTTACTTTTTCTCCATTTAAATATTCATGTGTCATTACATCTTTTTTTTCTCCAGTCCAACCTTTATCCGCTTTAATTCCAAAATAATTATATTTACCACTTGTTTTTGACCCCCAAGCACTTTCAAAACCCCATTGTGTTAGTAGTGCATTTGGATCTACTCCTCCTAAATCTTTAGAAGCTTCAACGGCTAATGGATACATTGTTCTCAGAAAATCATTTCTATTCTTGAATTCACCATTAGGTCCAGTTGCTGGCGCAGATGTTGGAATTGGTGTTGTAACTTGTGATGATGGTGCTGAAGGTGCGGGTGTAGGTGCAGATGGTGCAGGAGTTGGTCGTGGCATTGATGCTGGCGCTGGCATAGGTGTTGGTGCAGTCTCATATGAAGGAGATACAACCATACCGCCACTACCAGTTGATATAGTTCCACCTGTGCCAGAAACTATAGCATTTGATGGTATGGTTGGTTCTGGTGGAATATAACCACGACCTCTTCTCGCATCATTAGTAGTATCAGGAACTGAAGTTGAAGGTTCTGAAGTTGGTGGTGGAGTTGGTTCTGTTGCAGCTGGTGCTGGTGCAGTATCTTTTGCAACCATCTCTAAATATTTTTGTTTCAATCCATCATCGCATACCTCAAGAACTTTAACTAAGTTTACTCCTCTAACTACTTCATTACAGAAACTGTCAGCAGCTGCACCTTTTAATTTATCTTCTGTCAATCTTTTAATGATATCATTAGCAGTACCTTTTGTTAAGTTACCTGTTGCTATTGCTGTTGCTTGATTTCTTGCCGCGTTAGTTACATTTCCTGGAACATTAGCATTTTCTGGTTTTTTCAATTCTTCATCATTACGACTTTTCATAAATCTAGCTAACAATGCACTACCACCTATCGCAGCTGCAGCTATGAATGTTGGGCTTGAAATAATACTACCTGCAATAGAAGCTAAACCTCTGATAGCACCACCACCGGCGGCACCTGCGGCTAATGATTTCAACCAATCAGTTAAACCGCCACCTTCTTCACCACCAGCAGATTTAACATAAAGTGCAGACTCTGGTGTTTGACCATCTTTTTCGGTGCTCGTGCCAAATAAATTAAGTCCTTTGCTACCTTTTGCAGTAACACCACCCATCTTACCTAATGCACTTTCAAATAGAGTATTTCTTTCTCCAGCTTTCTTGAAGAACATATCACCCTTCATTGCTGGTTTTCCACCTTGTAACTTAACCATTTTGGCAATATTTTGACGCATGAGGTTCATGTCTCTAGCCATTGCTGGAAGAACCATCGTATTTTTTGCAGTCAGATTGCTTGATGCAAGAATAGCACCCATCGCGGCTGAAGACATGTTTCCACCAGAGTTAGTTTCTGCTCTTTTTGTCCCAGATGCTTTTGCGGTTGCATTGTAAGCCTTTAGACTAGGAAACATTGCAGTAAGCAAACCAGATTGGTCAAACATTTGCCTTGGATCAATTTTTTCTCCAAGTCGTTTACCAATAGCTGACCCTAGTCCGCCGCCGCGACCTATTTCACTCTTGTAAATATCTGCTAGTCTAGATGCCATTTTTTTATCTCTGTTGTTTTAGTTTTTCTTTTTCTTGCTCAAGATGTTGCATCAATAAGTTTATGTAAATCTCTCTTTCCCAAGGTAACATATTTTCAAGCTCTGTCAAACTATATTTGTGGTGTTGCATCAATGCAAAGTTAGTTTGAAAGAAATTACCTAAGTTCTCATAACCAAAGTTTAGACGAAAAAATTTTCTATACCCTCCAGAAGAATCTTTTCTTCGTATCCACACTTACCGCATTTGAAATCTAGATTCTTTGACAACTTAGGCATATTATCAAAAAATTCTTTAATCTTCTCCAAATCTTTTGTCTGTAGACTCTCAATAAATTCTACACGCTCTTCTTCTGTTGTATCTTTTGAGTAGTAAATCTGTTCTTTGTCATAAACATATTCGATACAGTCAGCAGTCATCTTTATGATATCATCAGAACCATATTTCTTCATCGTATTAAAATTTGGGTATCTCATTACAACACCAATGTTTTCAGTAAGAGGTATCTTACCACTTACTTCTTTCTGTGATACTGGTTTGATATCTAACACATTCAAATCAAACTTGACAAGGTGATTGCACTTGCTTTCTTTATCTTCTTCAGTTGGTATATTGTTGTTGCACTTATAATTTAAAGTAACAACTTCACTTACTGACCTAGCACGAATGTTTAAAAACAAATGTTCAATGTCAAACACTGGCAACTTTTCAATATCTAATTCAGTAACGATGCAATTGTTCAACACCTGTTTTGTAGTATCAATAATTGTTTCAACATCGGCACTTTCGTTTGCCATCAAAAACAACTTTTCTTCTTTGACGGTGAATGGTCTAAACTTTACTTCTTTACCTGTTGATAGTAACTTAATATTATAAACAGGCACATCAATTTTTGGTAACATACTATATCTCCACTAATTAAAATATTTTATTCAAGACATTCCCTATGCTGTTAGACACATTCTGCCCGGCCTTATCAAACAATTTGGCACCAGCAACACCAAAGTATTCGGTTGCTGCTGCAACCAAGTCATAACTACCTTCATACACAACGCGATATCTTTGATATGCAAAATTAACAGTTAGACGGTGAAAATTATCTTCAGTCCAGTTAAGCGCTTGTGGCCCGATAGATATTGGAAAAGCATCTATCAATTCTACTGCAAAAATTCTCTTAATGAAATCATCATACTGAATGACCTTAATGTTGGTCATATAACGAGTATTATCACCTTTTGGAAATCTTAAGTTGTTTGTGTCTGTAGGCATGATTGCTTCTATCCATCTCTCAAACAACTTTCTTTCATAGAATTGGTTGGTACATAGAAAGGTCAATGATGTATCACCGTATTGTGTCTGATACGGCACTTTGAAACCTGGACCGTAAATTTTCGATTCTGCTGTCAGTAAAGATTTACCTGGCAATTCAGCCGCCTCACATTGTAAGGCAAGATATCTACTTATAGATGCGTTTGAAGTTTTCGACTGCTCTTCTGATGGTGAGTTACCAAGCGCATCATTTACAGATTGGGTGATATCTGCAATTAAAACATTAGGCAAATTTAATATCTGTTCAATTAAACCTTGCGATATGAAATTATTGATGTATGTTGGTATTGGTAGAACAACTTCAAATCGAGCTGGTCTTGCCAACCCATCTTTAGCTTTGATATTCGATAGAAATGCTTGTGGTGAAAATGCCATTAGAATTTTGTCCTAGAGTCGTTGTAAACTTTGTTGGCTGATGCGCCTTGAAAGTTCTGAAACGGTAATAACACAGCAATGTCCCACTCGTTTGCCGATATTTCTAAGAATCGACTGTCAACGTGTTTGAACAGGTATTTTTTTACGCAAGGTTTAGCTTTGTATGCTTTACCAAGATTTTTCAGATTGTTGTATGTTAAACGCAATCTTGTTGTTTCATCGTATTTCGAATTGTTTGCAAATTCACTCAGCGCATCAAGTAACACCAGTCTTTGCTTCGGGCTGATGTAGTGCAGATTCAGTCCTAAAAACCCATCACGATAAGTTTCGATAGGAATCACCAGAGGAAACTTATCCCAGTATTGTAAGTTTTCTTTTGTCTTAGGATCATAGTAATAGAAATACATTTTCCCAAGAATCGTGCTGTCTCTCAATCTTTCTTTGTC